TCATCGCCATCATCGCCCGACTGCCGTTCATACCTTGATTGGCGAATCCTGCCATCAAAGTAGAGGCGGTCTTTAGGTCAACATGGTAAGCAGCGAAAGTCGCGGCAGCGCGTCCGCTAAATGCGCTCGTCAGGTCGTTCGCCGTAAGTTTGCTGTTCTTGATGGCGTTCGTGAAGATATCCATCGTGTTCGTCACGGACTTCGTGCCAGCGATGTGCATCTTGTTGATAATCAGCGCAGCAGCCATCGAGTCTTTGAGATTGCCGTTCTCCGCTTTAGCGAACTTCGCAGCACTCGTTACCGCTTTGTGAGCCTCGGCAAGACTCAGACCACCTTTGATGGCTTGTGTGTAAGCGTCGGTAATGTCCGTAGCCGATGTCGCCGTTGTCCGAGATACATTGAGCATCGTCGGTATGAGTTTCTTGACCTGCTCATCGGTGAGCGTGGTCGTGCGAGCCATCTTGTCCAGAGACTCGGAGTAGTCCATCGCGAGTTTCGTCGCGTAGGCAGCGACACCGACAGCAGCGACTGCTGCGTATTTCGTAACGCGCGAACCGAGAGTACTCAGTCGGCTAGAAGTGGAGTCGCCAGCAGCCTTGATTTCTTCCATACCGGCGATAACTTCGCCCTTTTTCGCTTGGAAGTCGCGAATAGACGCGAGAATCTCAACTACTACGGGAGGTAAGAATCCTTCAGCCACTTAATGCCCTTTTCCATTCCCTCTCGTAAATCAACTTTATCTCAGGGAGAGCCTCTTGGAGTCCTGGCTCTAAATACGGGAAAGGTCGGGTCGTGACTGTCCAGACCTTGCCGGTTTGCCTACCGAACGCGATACTGTGCTGCGAAGTTCCACCGAGTTCTACGCGCCGACCATATTTGATTGTCGGACCGACACTCGCTTTCCAATGCCCCATCTCTACACGCTCAGCCTCGCCACGACGGATTGAGTTACGGAGGTTGCCGGTGCGGAGAGTCGGCTTGGGCTGTGTCGGTGGGCGCGAAGTATCGCCATCAAACTGCCTTTTGGCAGCATCTGCTACGGCAATCGTGGCTTGTTCCACAATGCGCTTGGCTGCGAGGTCTATCCGTTCGGTAAGAGCCTCAATACTGTCCACGAACTTCTGGACACCTGCTACCGAGGCGCGGATGCTATCAGCCATTTGCGACCTCCTGAAATACCGAGTGTATTCTAAGTAACCAGTCCACCGCTTCGCTAGGTTGGTCTAGAAACGCATCGTGGGTACCGCCGAAAGTTTTACGGAATTCGTATTCTCGGTAAAGGCTAAGCAGTTCACCATCTACCTCAACTTCTCTGCCTTCAAGAAAGGCTCTTAGGCGAGCGAGTCTCCGGTACGCGCTTTTGGGTCGGTGGCTCCATCCGGAGAGAAGTCGGGAATGTTGTTGTATTCCTCGGCGCACACGGCAGCAAGTTCCTGAAATACCGCTTGCGGTAGGTCAAGAATGTTCTCTCGCGTCGGCAAGTCGCCACGGCTCCACGAACGCAGGAATCCGAGGATGAGTTCTGCCTGATACCCATCCATCGCGTTCAGTTCGTCTTCCGACAACTTCGTGTAGAGATTCCACGTCGCAGGGTCAGACTCGTTAAATCCGAGTTCCACCAACTTCACGCCGACGCTCTGCGCCGACATTAGTGCGCGACCAATGGCGCGTGATGTCCGTTCGGAAATCTCCGACCTGTTAGCGATGATAACTGAATCGCCGTTACTAAGGGTAACTGCTGGCATCTTCCCCTCCTGTGTTTAGTATGCCGTACTGGTGCCGTTCACAACAGTAGCCTTCACCGGAGAATATCCGCTAATGGCATCCGTCGTGTTCGCGTTAGCGACAAAGTCCACTTCAACTTCCGTGTATTCCTTACCGCGAACGCGCTTCACATTCTGGTACTGAACATTTGACATCGTGAAAGAGATGCTGTGCTGCACCGCTACCGACGAGCCGTTGAGGTTGCTGTCGTTGGGGTCTGTAAGGGTAATGGTCGTAGCCACCGGAGTACCAGCGCGGAACAGACCATACGCCGACGAGCCAGTGGAGAATGGGTCAGCGTTGCTGTCCACAACTGCCGTGAACTTTCCCGTAACTTCCAGCGGACCAGCGAAATTCACCTTCGGAGCCTGAGTACCCATCGTGAAGATGGGGGCAGTTTTGCGGTCAAACTTCAGTTCGCCCGACTGGATGTAGGTAAGTCCCGAGCCACCGACGCTAATCGTGGAGTTCCACGAAGGCACCAACTTTTCCGAGGTAATGCTCAGCGTGTTGAACACAGTCGGCGCAGAGGTCAAGGAAGTGTAGGGATTGCCGATGAACTTCACCGCAGCCTCGGCTGCCGCTTCCGCACCGAAAGTAATCGTCAAGTCAGCAGCCTGTGCGCCGAGCATCTGGAAGTAGTTAGCACCGTCAAAGTCCAGCAGCGAGTACGACGATGGCTGCGAGCCAGTGGAGGCACTGTTGAGAAGTCCGAGGACGTGGGTGTATGACGCGCCCGATGAAGCCACCGGAGTCACTTCGTAACCGAGAATCGCCGAGAGGTAGTGGGGGAAAGTGTCGGCGTACAAGTACGACTTGAAATCCAGAGTGTCGTGCCGAGTTGCTGCGACCTGTTCATAAACGAGCGTTCCCGAACCACGGAGAGCCTCGTCGCGCAGCCATGTCTGCATCGGCGTAACCTGCGGAGTCGTGACAGGAATCCAGCCGACAGTGCCACTTCCGGGCAGCGTTCCTCGCGTGGCTTCCTTTACAAGTCCGAGATAACTATTCGCTACTAAATATGCCATTTCGAGCGTTCTCCTTAGTTGCTAGGCGTTGGGTCGGCAGGTGCATCAGCACCAGCAGAATCGTCTTTTAGAGCCTTCTGAGAGGCTTTTACCGGCACCCATCGCCCATCCGCAGGGTCATCGGGCAAATCACAGATGTCATCCTTCACAACCGACAGCGGTGCGCCATCCAGCAAGAATGGGTAGTCTCTCGGCTCATCCCCGATGTATTGAAACTTCGCCATCATTCTCCGTTAAGCGTTCAGGATTTCTACGACTTGGACTCGTACATTCGAGTATACCTGTAGCGTAGCATTCCCACCAGTGAGGATGCGAGGGTAATACGAAGTTACGGCGATGTCGGCACTTCCCGGCATTATGCCTTCTCCCCATTGGAAGATGACGCTCGGTGCGCCAGCCTGTCGGTCTGCGCGGATAGCCGAAACTAGCCCATCTAGGAAATCGTCGTTATCTTGCCCGACATCCTGAGCCTTCTGTTTCACTGAGCGTAGGAAACAGTCCAGCGCGACTGTGTATTCCACAGCCTTCTTACCCGAGTGCGCGCCACCGAGAGCGATGCGCTTTTCGTTAGAACTCTGGAGATACACATAGATAATCGCACCGGAAGAAATGCCAGGGTCTTCTCCGGCGAAGAACTCCATGTCTCCAGTGAATCGCGCCGGATGCGCTTTGACAGTGCTGAGACTGGGTATGCCAGCGTTCTGTAGGTATGTGACGATTGCCGAGCGTACCGCCGAGCGAGACATTAGAACCTAGCCCACGCCACGCGGAAGTCGTTGAGCAGTTCGTAGCCGAGAGCCTCGTCTTCCATAGAAGTCAGCGTCTTGGTAGATACCGGAACAGGCTCTCCAAGTTCGTTCAGCACCAGACCACCCTGACCACGCTGTTTGATGAGAGCCACGACGAAGTGGATGACCGCTTGTTTCACAGTCGCCGGAAGTGCCGTGAGATGAACTCCCGAGCCATGCTTGAAAGACAAGGCTGTTGTGAGGGGAATCGTTTTGCTCACTCCGTCATAGGTACTGGCGACAGTCACATACTCGTCGTTAGAGCCATCCCAAAGGCTCAGCGATTGTCCGGCGTAGATGCCAGTCGGGTCGGTGACTTGGAGACTGGTATCGCCAGCGTTCGTGGTGGTCGTAGTAAAGGTGTTAGCCCATCCGTTCACATAAGTCCATTGGCAGAACAGTTGTGTCTGCGGAGCCCAGTTACCGCCAGCAATCGTAAGCGGACCGACGCTCAGCCCGACTGACGATGAGTAGGTGATAGTGAACTGTTCGCGTTCTACGAAACAGTTGTCGTTCGTAATCGTGATGTCTTGGAGTCCGACTCCCGGACCATAGCCAATCTTGAAGTCGCGGACTTCAATAATCGGTGTGAAGTACGGATTGACGATGATTTGCCCCATCCGGTTCGGGCGATACTTGCCCGACTCCGTGTTGATGGTGGCGTTCAGCGTTCCGTAGATTCCCATCGTGTAGAGGTCAGCCTTCGCACTCGCAGCGACGATGATTTCCTGTAGTGCGCGGTCTTGTACCGATGCCGAGGCATTGGGAATCAGGTTCGTGAAGTCAATCGCAGCACAAGTCGGCGAGAACTTGACCTCGGAAACAGTTACATAAGGCTCTACGCGCCCACCCTGTAGGGCATACGAGGCAGTTGCGGACACTTGTTACTCCTGACTTTCGCCATCCGAGGATACTTCATCGTATTCCGGCGTAAGTGATGTGCCATCGCACCGACCACAGTGGTCGCGATACAGAGCCATAAATCCGCAGTTGTTACAGCGGTATCCGCGAGCGCGACGGAATGTAGTACCAGCCACGGCGAAATCTCCTGACGCTTTCAGCAGTTGTCCGGCTGCGCCTTCCACATGGAAAGTGCCATCCTTGCTGCGAGGAATGACGCGACCACCGACCTCAACTTCTTTGAGTCCGTTATCTGAGCCAACTAAACGCATTTCTTCTCCCTTGCGTAAAAGCGGTCTGCCGGTGGGGAAGTAACCGACAGACCGCTTCTACAACTCACCGGATTACTCCGGCGACTTCGTTCGCCTAGACAGCGATGTTCGTGATGGCACCAGACCAAGCCGGAGCGCGGAAGGCAAGCGTACCGTACTGGTACGTCGAGATGTCCCACGACAACTGAATCTGAGGCCATTCGAGGACAATCATGTCCTGAACATTGACAGCCTGAACAGTCTCGCTCACGCCACTGTCCGGGAAGGGCAGGGTCTTCGAGTGGACAAGAGCAGTACCAGCCGGCATGTAGGGGTGCGCGACCAGTTCCACCATCTTGCCCGTGACCTCGTTCTGGAGAGCGTTCACGATGCTACCGACAGCCACTCCGTCCGCGCCCAAAGTGTAGTTGAGGCGGTATCCGGTGGGGTTGGCTTGCTGCTGAATGCTGTCCGCGAGCGACTTACGCACCGCACCACTGGTCAGAATCATGTCGGGGTCACCGATGACTGACGTGTAGAGGTTGTAGAACAGCGTCTGGAAGTCCGAGCCAGGAATCGTGGTGGACAACTTGCCGTTCAGAGCAATCGTGGAACCAGCGTTCGCGCCAGTCAGGGTGCTGACGTAGCCATCGTAACCAAGGCTGTTACCCGAGCCGTTGTCGGCAGAGGTCGAAGGCAGGGCAGCGACGGTGCTGAAAGTGGTCGGGGCAGTGCCGTTCGTGTAAACAGTCGTTCCCTTGTAGTTCGTACTGCCGACAGTGACGTAGATGTTCACAGCCAGCGTTCCCGAAGGCACACCAGTAAGGCTGTTCAACTTGACGCTCTGACCAGCGGTGGCGTTCGTGACGCTACCAGCCGAGAACGCCTGTGACTCACCAAGCGATGACGAGAAGGTGACAATGACAGCCGACGAAGAAGTAGCCGGAAGACCCGAGCCACTCACAGTCGTGTCGTTGGCAGCCGTAGCCGAGGCACTCGAAATGCTCAGGACAGTGCTACGAGCGTTGAGCATGTTGCGCTCTTCGCCGAGCATGTGCGCCCAGAGAGCCGAGGTGTGCGACAACTGACGGAGGTCGGTGTATCCCTGACCAGCGAACTGCGCCGTGAGGTCAACAGAGTCCGAGACACCCTGATTGACGTGCGACAGCACAATCTTGTCCGCAGCGTAGGAAATCTTGCTCGGTCGGTTCAGCGAAACACTGCCGAAAGTCGCCGAAGTACCAGTCGGGTTGAAGAAGGTACTCATGTTGGCAACGCCACCAGTGTTCGAGTTGGTCACACCCAAGATGCGACGGAACTCGTAAGCCTGACCGATGCCACCGATGCGCGGAGTCATGTTGCGAAGCGTGAAGTTACGCGGAACAAGCAGAGCCAGCGCAGGGTCGAGGTCGTAAGGCACCAGACCAGTAACGCCAGAAGTGCTGTTGTTCAGCGGATTCGTCAGCGTCCAGTTCGGCGAAGCCTTCGTGATGTCCTCAACACGGGCGAGTGCGCTCTGAATGTCGGCAACCTGCTCAGGCGACATACCCTTCGTGATTGACTCACGGAGTTCGCCCATGCGGTCAGCGACAGTCTCGCGCTTGCGGACAATGGAGCCAGTCCACTCGTACGAGCCAGCAGCGGTGCGCGTGTGGCAAGCGGAGAGAGCAGACTTGTAAGCCTCGAAACGCTCGACGCGCTTCTCAGCAGGAAGACCTCCGAAAAGGTCGTCAATGGATGGGGCAGTGAAAGCCACTTTGTTTCCTTATTGGTAGAAGTTAGCCACGAAGAATCCGCACAGCATCGGCTTCCATTTCGGTAGCCTTCGTGATGTACGCAGCCTTAGTGGTGGGGTCGGTGAGTCCGTCAGCAATAGCGCGGTAGCGAGCCGCCTCTGCCTTCATCCTCTCTGCATCGGCAGACTTGGCTGCCTGTGCGTGGGTCGCCCGAAGAACGGGACCACCCGGAGTCGCCATTTCGCGCACTTCGTCAAGAGCAGCCTTTAGCACCGTGATGCTCTCCTGCTGTTCTTTCAAAGTCGCCTTGTAAGTGGCGATTTCCTCATCCACGCCGAGAGCCTTGCGGATTTCAGCGCGGAGTTCGGTCTTGTCAGCGTCGCTAGCCTCTTCCGAGGTCACGCGCTTGATGAGGTCGGCAGAGACACCCAAGCCAATGTATGCCATTGTGTCGCCTCCGTAGGTCATCGAACTTTGTGGAAACGGGAAGTCCGTTTCGTTTTCCTGTGCTTCATGTTGCCACCAGTTCA